ACAAGCTTATTAAGAGTTTCAATGGTGGTGCCGAGGTTTGCGAGTGGCTTTTTAAGCGTCGTAGTAAGAAGCTCGCCAACGTTAGCGATCGGGTCGCCTACGGGCTTGCCTTCTTTATCTATCAGCTGGAATTCGCCGGTCGCCGTGACCTTGACATTAATGTCGTCTAATCCGCCGAGCTCTTTTGATAAAGTAGATATCCATTCAGGCGTTGCTCTTAAATTGTCCGAAGCGTTTTGTATGATCGCACCAGCGGCTTCAGCGAGAGACGCGACTTCTTCCTTTTTCCCAGTTACAGTATCTGTGATAGTTGTTTTACCGTTTTCTATCGTAACTTCTAAGTTTGACTTCGCGTCCGCAAGATAGCCATTAAACTGCGCGAAGGCATCGGCCAACGCAGTTACCTCTACCCCGGCGAGGTCGTTAAGCGCTTGTGCTACTGTCGTATAATTGCCAAGCTCTTCGCCAGTGGTGTTGTCGGTTACGACGTACATACCGCGCTTCTCGTCATAACGCGCAGTGCGGTTTGTGTTTCTGCTATTCGCAATAATATCGTTGATTAAGTTTTCGTTTTCGATGAGCTCGGCCTCGCCAGTAATCTCGGACAGTCTCTTAGCTGCCGCCGCGAACATCTCCATCGCACTGTCGAACTTTTCGCCGCCAAAGGTCAGCGAGCCATCTTTGCCTATACCAAGTCGCTCTTCTATTCCATAAGCTTCGAGTTTGGCGTTAAACGCATCGATCGCCGCCTGACCAAATGTGGCTCCGCTTTCTTCCATGCTACCGCTGACGGCATCAGCTATCCCTTGTGCGATAGAAATAACCTCTCCGTTTTCATTGGTCAGTGTCCCTTTGCCGAGATCAATCTGTAATTCCTTATTCTGAAGCGCTTTGACAAACCCAGCCACCGCTTCAGCATTTTCCCTCTGCGATTTCGCATATTCAGAAAATAGTTCAACGGTCGCCTCTTCAGGCGTTCCGAAGGGTTTAGAATTTTCTGGATTGGCAGGATCATACACGAGCCATTGCTTAGACTGTACATCATATTTCATCTGCCGCTGGATGCCAAGGGCTGCGGCTTGTGCGTTAATCTCAGTTGACACCTTCAAGGCGTTATTTGCAATACTGTCGAACGCTTGCATGAACGCGCCGATGAATGTATCGAAGCTCCCGACAAGATCGCCATTTTCATCCCAAACATCGAACTTTTCACGGTCTTTTTCGTTTTCGTTATAAGAAATACGATTCTTGGAATTATTCAGCTTCAGCATGTCATTCGCTGATTTAACAAGCTGGGCGCTATCAGTAATCAGATTGCCGTTCTTCTCGGCCATAGAAGCTACATAGGCAACAATCTCTTCCGCCGAACCGACAACCTCATTGCCGTTCTCATCCGTATATGGTTTCCCATTTTGCGTTAGGACGAACTTGCCATCTCGGTTCATGACGCCGAAACCATTTCCGAGTCCAAGACCTGCGATCACGCTTGTCAGAGCAGTCAACGCCGAAGTGTTTTTATCGGTCGCGGTTTGAAGCTCACTATTAGACGCAATAATCTGCTGTGATACAAAATCCTGTTTGTTATCCACAGCAATGCCATTATATTCGCCCCACGCTTTTCTGAGTGCGGTTAAATTTTCTTCAGATGCATCCTTGTTATACGCCGCGACCGCGTCAGAAAACGCCTTGCTCGCCTTCAGGTATTCAGAATAGTCAGGGCCTTGCGCTGACTCTTCCAAGGTGGGAGATTTAAGCTGATACTTTTTGCTTGCATCAGCGATAAAAGTATTCATCTCACCGAAGATCTGAGTGACAAGTTCTGGGCCGATACCAACCATCTTGCCGATCTCTTCAGGTGACCATGCCTTTGTCAGGCGTCCGTCGGCGTCAAGCACATTAAGCTGTTGCAGATCGCTATAAAAATTCCTCGCGCCCCAGCCGTCAACCTTACCCTTGGTCTTCGTCAGGTAACGTTCCAGCTTTTTGCGCTGTTCCTTGCTACCGTAATAGTTACCGCCAGCACCAAGCAAATATTCCTGCGCCGCCTGATAGTCCGCCGTACCTACACGGCCACTCTTGAATCCTTCCTGAAGAACCTTGTATGCCTCAAGTGCCTTATCATAATCGTCGCTCTCTTCGGGGCCATTGTGCGCTATCTGCCACTTACTATAGGACGAAGATGCCGCTTTCATCTGCGCCGACAAGCGATTGAACATATCAATCTCTTGTTTGAGCATGTCAAGATTTTTAACTTGTGCGGCAATCTTATTCTGAAGGTCTACAGCTTCTTCCTGGTTGCGGGCTTTCTGATACTGCGCAAGCAATTCATTTAATTCTTTTGTTTGTTTGACATACTCTGTCTGCTTACGCTTCATCTCATCGTACATCTCGGCTTGCTGTTCAACTATCTTCTTCGACCATATCTCGTTGAACTTCGCCTGATTAAACCAGATTGTACCATGAGAGTTTTCCACGGCCTTCAGGTAGTCGAGATCATTCATGTCTACCAGTGTCTGGTAGTCATCCTCGCTGATACCGTTACGTCCATAGCCAGTATTTTTTGCAATTGTAGCGCCCGTCTCGCGATAACCGAGGAGTTTTGTCGCCCTGTCTTTTATGCCAGAAGCAGTGGTTGTCGACAGATCGACCGCTTGCCCGCTCGCTTCACGCATCTGATTAAGAAGCGCGATCAAATTTGTAATCTCGATGCCATTGCGTTCAAGCTCTGCCCTGAAATCATCATATTTCTGATCATTCAATGTATCAGCTGTGATTTCAGTCGTCTTGGCGAGTTTGGCTAGTTCGTTGTATGTTTTCGCGAACCGCTTGTCGCCGCGCTGGCTTGCTTTGATCAGGTTACTCAGCACTTTCTCCTGATGCTGGATCGGCATCGTCGCTTGGCCCAGCTGATCCCACAGGCTATACATGTACTCATACTGCTGAGTGTTTGTCTCGCCGTGCAAGACCATCTCATCGAGATGGTCACCAAGGTCGGCATACTCCTTGATCATTGCGGCCTTTAATGAGGTCATACTGCTATGCGCCGTCTTCTGAACCCCGATAAAGATATCCTTGACTTCACCAGCAGTATACTTAGAACCCTCAATAGCCGTATCACTGCTTACATTTTCCCATTTGGCAAGTTCCGCAATAGCATTATCTTCAGCATCTTTGAGATATTTAAATATAGCTATCGCGCCAGTAATATCATTTCCGACTAATCCGTTCTCCACATATTTCTTTGCCTGTCCAGCCACGTCGGCAGTGGGATGCGAAGAACGTATATTATGGAGATCTTCAATAGACGCCATAGTGGCACTGCGCAATAACTCATTCTCAAAATCACTTGACGAAGTCCATGTTTTGATATAGTTATCAACACGCTGCTTAGCATATTCTACATATTCAGCGCCAGTTCGCGATAATCCTTTACCGGCAAGCACCGCCGGAGCGGATGTATTATTACTATATTGTTTTTCCCAAGCCGCCTTATTACTCTCGTATGCGACCTTGCCACGTTCTGCCTCGATTTCCTTGGCAATCTGTAATTGCAGACGCAGTTCCTCTGTTTGTTCTTTTAGATCTGCTTTTGTCTGCTCATCCGCAAAGTTCAACGGCCCCTTCGCCGCGAGTTCATCATACTGCCTCTGGGTATTTTCAAGCTCTTTTTCAAGAGACTGCACTTGAGCCTGTGCGTCTTTGTACTCAGCGTTTGCGTCATCAGCCGCCTGTACAGCGCGTTCTTCGGCATTTGCATAATCATTCCACGCATTGACAGCCATGCTGATCAGATACGAAACCCCAGCCATTGCGGCACCAACAGCGAGATTGGTACCAATGCCCTTGAGAACTTCCTTGAGCGACTGTAACTTCATGCTCGCGATCGTCGCGCCATTACCTACGCCGATTTGGGCCTTACTATATTGCACGGCAAACCGTTCAGCTTCATTCATGTGTCCGCCAACGGCTTGTACTGCGGCACCTAACGCTTGCTGTTTGTCAAGCGTGTCATTGTATACTGAATTGTACGCGTTGATAAAATCTCCGCGAACACCTTCCTTACTGCCGCCGATGCCCAGCATCTGACCAAAGCTCTTGACACCAGTCAGGGCGTTACCCTTTCCCATCATGCCAAACACGCCCGTGCCGACAGCCGTAAGCGCAGGAGTAAGAGAGCCGACGCCCTTAATCAACCTGTCGATCGTGTTAAGTATATTGCTGCCAGAGTCGTAGAAGAATTTGATTACGTCACTGCTCATCATTGTCTGAGAGAGATTCTCCCACGATGCAGCCAACTGCGCCTGTTTTGCCGCGATAGAGTCAAGCCAACGAGCGTGTACTTCTTCCATCGTGCCAGCAGAGTTCTCAGATGTATGAAGAATCTCTTCCGCACGAGACATGTTATTCAGCAAAGCCGCAACCTGGTTCGACCTGACCTTACCAGCCAGCAGTTCCAGCAACGCGCTCTGCTTGACGTCGGTCATCTTATCCCAGACTTTGGAGATACCAAGCATGATATCATAGATACTCTTGAAAGTATCCTCGTCCTGCATAATATCAAAACCGCCCTTGCCGTCAACATTCGTCAACGCGGCGACCTGTGCACGGAGTTTGGACGTAGACTCCGCCATGCCTTCTGTTTCTTCGCCAGCCGCTTCTACATTTTGTTACTCTATCATTTCTGATAGGGGTAGGTCATTTCTGCCTACCTCTGCAATTTCATATTGTTATATTTGCAGATCAGACTATACCTTCATCTCAGTGAGATGTGTAGCATACGCATAGCTGTTACCAGCTACACTGTAGTCGTTACGGGATTCTTGTATTTATCAGAGTGTATGAAAGAAAGGATAAGATGAGAGAGTGTGATGATAAATACAAGCCTTACCCTCGGTGTTGCCCTCTTCAGGGTTTTCTCCGATTTGAGCTACATGTTTACCCGACCGTCACCGATCGGGGGAGCAAGAAGTTTACTCTGTTTTTGCGCCGCGAACACGCATTGACAGCGTCTTGATCGCGTTGCCAGCCGCACTTGAGTCACGCGTAACCTCCGAGATCGCGGTAATCATGGCAGTGGCCTGATCGACATTTACGCCGCCAAGATTCAAAGCGCTCGCACTGCGCTGTAAGCCAGCCGCAATATCAGACGCGGTAACAGCATACGCGTTTGCAACAGCAGTCAGCTTATCGCCGACGGCTTCCGCGTCACTGATGTCGAGCTCGTCGAAACCACGGATAATAGCGATTAGAGAGTCGGACGCTTCGGTCACGCCGCTGAAGTTACCAGTATTGGCAAACTTGGTTGTAGTGACGCCCAGCTGTTGGCTTTCCGCTAAACTATAGCCCATACGTCCGTATTCAACAGACGTATTGATCAGGTCGGTTACGCGAGATCCAATCTGTATAGCAGTCTTGCCGCTTTGCTTCTGGAAGCGTGCATATGTGGCTTCTGTCTCGTCCGTGACCTTCTTGAGCTCGGTCATAGCGGTATCGATCTGCGTTACATTGTCGGCCATTTTCTTCGTGATGTTCAACGCTTTTCTGACAGCCATAATGCCGGAGCCCACGCCAGCGAGCGTAGCAATTGTTTTAGTCAGTTTACCGTCGTAAACGCCGACAAGGCCGCTACCACTCTCGAAAGACTGATTGAGAGCGACGACGTTGTTCTGTAGCTTCTTGACAGATTCAGCAGCGGCTACAGAATTATTGGCGTTCAGCTGTTCTTGATAAGCACTGTATGTATTGTTGAATTGTTCAAGTGAAGCCCGTTGCACTGGTTTCCACTTAGACGAATCTCCATATCGTGCCCGTAGAAGTTCCACTTGCTGTTGCGCGGCCTTCGCGTCCTCGGCAATCTTTCCGAGCCCGTCAATCTGCGGGAAGTCCTTTATACTCTTCTTCACGCCGTCAAGTGCCACTTCGAGTGCTTCAAGATTCGCTACACTTTGGTTTGTGTTGAATGCGGAGAAAGCCGTTTCGAGTGCAGCTTTTCTATTGCCGCTGATAGTCCTTGCGGTGTCATCGATGCCGCGCTCATGTCCGAGCTTCGCGTACGTCCTGTTGTGAGATACTTTGTCATAAGAACGGTATGCGCCGACATATCGTCTCGAGAGACTGAACTCCGCGTTGACCTGTGCCATCTTGGCGTTATAGCGATCCATGCCGCCGGCGGCATTGGTGTTTATTGAGTTTAGTCCTGTCAATAGATTCTGTAGGTGTCTGATCTTACCGAGACTAGCCTCATCAATACTTAGACCGCTTATCCAATCATTGATGCGCTTTGTGGTTCTGTCTCGCTGACCAGTTATGCGTGCCGCCCCTTGCCTTCCCCCGCCGTTGTTGCCGCCGCCGCCGCCACCAAGCGGGTTGCAGCCATGTCCGCCGATGTTGTTCTGGTTATTCTGTGCCATTCTATCGGTAGAGGATGACAGTTTATCAGCAGAGCTACTGATTTTACTGGCGGCATCAGTCAGGCTTCTTGCGGCATCGTTAATTTGATTAGCGCCAGCATCGAGCTGAGACGCCCACTGATCATACATGTTCTGTCCGCCTTGATTGTTCTCAGCGGTCAGATGGACATTAACATCAACGCTCCCGCCAGCCTGAACCTTTGCATTATAGTCGGCCTCTGCCTTGCCGACATTGGGCAATGGTACTTGCACGTTCATCGTGACGTTGTTATTTGCATCTGCTTTACCAGCCATAATTATCCTCCTTTATCAAGTATTTTTCAGCGCCTGTATATATGCGTTGTTTACTAAGTCCTGAAGTCTTCCCTCAATCTTCTGCAAGACTAAATTGCCAGCTTCAACGGGATCATATTCAGCCTCATAGACCGCCATAAAGTTTCTTGGTCTACTGTACCTTTTGTGATAATCCAAATACTCGTATCTATAATTGGTGCCAGCAATGATATCGTCTGCGATGAACTCGCCCGTGTCATTGGGCATGCCTGTAGCGGTGATATTGTATACATGGATAGGAGCTGTACCCGTGCCAGTACTCTCATCAAATTGTATCTTGCCGACGTCGATCACAACATTCTTGGGATCCGCAAGACCACCATTGGCAGACCGCCTCTGGTATACCTTCGGTGTATACACTCCATACACATATCGTTGAGCGCCTTGCACGATCAGGTCAGACACATAGTTCCATATGTCACCTTTATTCCAAGCGCAAGCATTGTCGAGCTCACCTTGTATGAGTTCAGTCAGAGCCTGATAAACATAGTGCTTATACAGTTCCTCAAATCGTTTAGCATCCCATGCCATATATACATCCCCTATTCCAAACGGCGAAGCACCGTGTTATTTGCATAATCAAAAGCGGTCGCCAGCGAACCAGCGACCGCAATAGTTCTATTCACTTACATCGCCAAATCCCAGTGTCTCATCTCATTGACGATTTCCTGTACATAACTGTTTCCGTGATTCTTCTCGTAAGCTTCCGACATCTTGATCAGATCTTCCTTCTCGTATGCCGCCAGCTTCTTGTCTTCCAGATGTTTATAGTACATATCTGTGATCTCATGTCTGAGCATCGCCTGAAGTGCTAGCTGTTGACAGCCGTCCGTCTTCTTCTGAAGCTCGATCAGTTCGCTGACAGAGGTCTTCAGACTTTCGATGTCGTTCTTCATGTCGTCTGCGTCGGTATTCCGGCGCACCAGATTCTTGAACCGCTCTCTCGCCTTTTTGTTAAACCCAAGCACCGCGCCCGTGATCGCCGTAATCGCGCCGATCATAGACGCCAGCCAGGTCAGCAAAGATGATATATTCAGACCTTCCATACACAACACTCCCCTATTAGTTGGGGGGCATCGCCCCCTCATTGTTAGCCATCCCGCGAACAGCATTCAGCACTTCGGTGATCGCCGGAGCGCCGTCGCCGTTAGGCCGTACGAACGCGGCGATACTGTCCGATGCCTTGATCAGGCTGTCGATCAGCACGTCAACCGGCTGACGCTTTTCCGCCGCCTTGTCCCCGCGATCAAGCATTCCGAGAAACGCGTAGAAAAATCCCGCGCCCATCGGCGTATGATCGCGAATATATTCCAGATACCTGTCATACCCGTAAGACAGCGCATCGTGCATCAGCTCGTCGGCGTTGATCGTCTTTTCGGGTACTTCCACGAAAGCGTACAGCACAGCGGCCATCCTCGCGAAGTCCATCGCCACAGCGCCTTCATCAAACGCCGCGTTGACCGCGTTCCTCGTGTACTGCATCGCAATCGTCATCATCTCCGTGTAGGAAACGTTCTCTTTGAATTTCAGCTCACCAGTTTTATACATATCCTTTTACCTCTTAATTATTTATTGTTTAAGCACTCTTATTTGTCGCTCACGCTGTACGCGTCCTTACCGCCGGCCAAAGTATCAATCGCGTCATAAGCCCCGTTAGCGGCCAAGGAAACAACCACAGCGTTGATCACGTCCAGCACAGCAACATCCCAGCTCTTCAGGGTGCCGGTTGCCAGCTGAGATACCACCAGAATCACCAGTGCGATCACGTAGCTGATAACCTGGGCAGAAACGCCGTGCAGAGCTTTCTTCAGAAACTCGGTCAGAATTCCAGTGGCAAGTACACAGCCAGCGAAGCTCGCGAGATATTCCCAAGTGAAAAAAGTATCCATAATATTCCTCCTTGCTGATTAAGCATATTTGCGGTACGCGTTCTTGACGTCCGTCTTGTCGAGAACCACGTACTTCATCGTAGTGTCGAGTTTGTCGTGTCCGAGAATCGCTGCGACCTCCTGAATGGCCATTCCGTGCCTGATCAGATTGGTCGCCGTCGTTCTCCTGAATTTGTGCGGGTGTACATGATTGACGTTTGCGTCCTTGCCGAGCTTGACCAGCATCGTACGTACGCCGCCGGGTGTCAGTCTGGCCGAGCCGCGACCCGTGAATAATGCCTCGCTGTTGTCAGTTCTTGTGTTCAAATAGTTTTCGAGCGTCATCGCCGCGACCTGACTTAGAAAGACCGTCCGCTCCTTGTTGCCCTTACCGAGCACCTTGCATTCGAGATTATTCAGATCGACGTCGTCCTTGTTCAGCTGGGTCATCTCTGAAATGCGGCATCCAGTAGATTGCAGAAAGCATAGGATTGCACGATCCCGTAACGTCCTGCACTTGAACTTCATGCGCTCAATATCGGCCTCACTGTAGATGTCCCGCTCCTTCTTGGAGTACTTGATTGTGCCCAGATTAACCACGGGATTTGCGGCGATCAGCCCTTCGCGAAACAGCCAGCCGAAATAGCTGGAGTATACCTGACGGTTGCCCTCAAGCGTTCTGTCAGAGATTCCTCTCGCCTTCTCGTCTGCAAGATATCTCCTGATGTGGTATACGGTGATCTCCCGTGTCGGCACTTTGACCGCCACCCGCAGACGGTTGATGATATACCGATACCGATTGATCGTCTTGGCACTCTTGCCCTCTACCGATAACGCGCCGATAAACGCTTCCAGCAGATCGTCCGACTCGCCCGCGTTGAAGTCAGTCTTTTCCACGCTGTAATGGGCCAGCCTGTCCGCGATCGCGGTCATCGTCTTGTTCATATCTGCTACGGTTAATACGGTTGAAAGTGCTCGCTCTACTTCGGTCAGAAAAGTGGCTTTCGCCTCGATAGCCATGCTATCACCTCCGCTTACAATATACACTATATCTGGTGGTTCTGTCAACACTAAATATTGTGTTGCTATTCCGTGAGATTTTGTGTTATTATAATCGCGGAGGTGGTTCGATGATCGTATATGGGGACGTTATGAAGATATTGGCTGA